TACTCGACGATGTGGGGCAGCGGCACTCCAACGTCTTGCGGCACGTGGTGGACGTGTACCGGTCGGTGGTGCAGCGGGCGACCGCAGTGTCGGTGGTCGGGGGGATGACCCGCCGGCAGGCATCCCAGTGGGCGTACCAAAAGTTCATCGACCAGGGGGTCACATCGTTCGCCGATGTCCGCGGCCGGCAGTGGCGGCTGTCGTCGTATGTGGAGATGGCAGCCCGTACCGTCACCCAACGCGCCGCCGTGCAGGGGCAGACCGATCGGCTCACCACCCTCGGTATTGATCTTGTCATCGTGTCTGACAGTCCCCGCGAGTGTGAACGCTGCCGCCCCTGGGAGGGCGCCATCCTGTCGATCTCCGGCGCCCAGCGGGGTCGGGTTGAGGTGCCCAGCGCCGTCGACGGGGGCCGCACCGTGACCGTGGACGTGGCCGGGACGGTGGAGCAGGCCCGCGCCGCCGGCCTTCAACACCCGAACTGCACACACAGTCTCCGCGCGTACCTGCCCGGGGCGACCCGCCGACCGGCCAAGCCGACCGCCAACCCCGACGGGTACGAGGCCAAGCAGCGGCAACGGCACATCGAGCGGCAGATTCGCCGCTGGAAAGAACGCGAAACGGGGGCGCTCACACCGGAGGCGAAGACCGCAGCGACCGCGAAGATCCGCGCCTGGCAGAAGACGATGCGCGAGCATCTCGCCGCGAACCCGGAGCTGAAGAGGCTGCGCTACCGAGAGCAGCCCGGCGCCGGTAGCCGGCCAGCCAGTATGCCATCGCCGGCCGCTACACCTACCCCGGCGGCACCGTCCACCCCGCCCGCGATGCCCGCCCGCCAATCGCCGCCATCAATCGATGACCTTCCAGGACTGTTAGACGCCAACCTTGACCGCGCTGATGACCGCAAGATGGTGCTCAACGCCATGGCGGATGTCATTGGCGGGGAGTACGCCGGGCTAACCGTCGAAGTTGCCGGCGTCGCGCGCTACGACGAGTTCGGTCTTTCCGGCGACCTGCACGGCATCCTGGTCCGCGCCAATATTTACGCCGACGCGTTGGACGGCAACGAGGTCGGCGTCGTGCAACGCGCGTTCTACCGCGACGACGACGGGCAACTTGTCGCCGTGCACGCCTTCCTCCAACTCACCCGGGACCAACGGGGGAAGGGCTTCGCCAGTGAGTTCAACGCCCACCTGGAGGACTGGTACCGGTCGCAGGGCATCACCCGCATCGAAGTCCACGCCAACATCGACATCGGTGGCTATACGTGGGCTAGTCACGGCTACGACTTCGCCGACGAGGAATCAGCCGACGAGATCCTGCACCGCCTCCGTCGCGAGATCAGAACCACGACCGACGAAACGCAAATCGAGCAGGCTGAAGCTATCCTGGAGCGCGCCGAATACGAGCCGTTCGGCAGCGACGACTACCCGTCGGCGTGGGAGATCAGCCAGTGCGGCCGATCCGCCGACGACAGCGACTGGATCGGTAAACGCGCCATGCTCGGCTCGGACTGGGAAGGGGTGAAGTGGCTATGACAGGCCCTCACCCCCACATGCCCCGACCTCGCCGCCGCCCGGTCCGACCCTCCGCCGACCGGGTCCGCCGCCTGGCCGAACTCGGCGAATGGCACCGCGACTGGGTAGCCCGTCACGCCGACACCGCAGGGTTCCACCCTGACGAGCATCCGACGCCGGGCAGTGACTACAACCTGCACCACGTCGACCTCGACGCCCCGCCGGCCGCCCAGGACGAATTCCACGCCCGGGCCCGGCAAATCATGGGCCTGGACTGACCTACGCCAGCCCGGCGCCCCAACCCCTGTCACCACCCCGGTAAGCCCCCCGGGGTGTTCGCTGCGCCCTCAAGGAGGGAAACCTGTGGAGCACACCCGTCCCGGCCTGAGCGCCCTCGCTGGCCGCATCATCGGCTACCGCCGCAACGGCCTACCGATCCGCCTCGCCGCCGGCGGCTCCGAAGCAGGCGAAGGATCCGACGGCGCAGACGACACCGGCGACGCTCCCCCGCCCGGCGAGTCCAGCCAGGACGACGCCACCAGCAGCAAACCCGAGATCAAGGGCGAGTACGACCCTGACCGCGCGATGCGTGACCTGGGCAAGGCCCGCGACGACGCCAAACGCGAGAAGGACCTACGGCTCAAGACCGAGCAGGATCAGCAGGCCAAGCTTGACGCTGTCCTGGTCGCCCTGGGCCTGAAGCCCGACCCGAAGACCGATCCGGCCGCCACCGCGGCGAAAGTCGCCAAGGAGCTGACCGACGCCCAGGCCCGCATCGGCGAACTGACCATCGAAAACGCGCTGTTCAAACTCGCCGGCAAGGCCGGCGCGGACGTCGACGCGCTCACCGACAGCCGCACATTCATGCGCCAGCTCGCCACCCTGGATCCGTCCGCGACCGACTTCGAGAAGACCGTCGGTCAGGCGATCCGTGACGCAGTGAAAGGCAACCCGAAACTCGCTCTGGGAGGCCAAGGGCCGGCCCGCCAGGGAGCGGACCACAACGGCGGCACCGGCGCCCGCCAGCGTCCTACCGGACTCGGCGCGGCCATCGCCGCCCGCATGAACGGCAACTAACCCGACCACCCAGGAACAGGAGTCACAGCAATGGCTGTCACCCTCGCCCAGGCCCAGGTGAACACGCAGGACGACGTCGCTTTCGCGGTGATCGACAACCTGCGCCGGTACTCCTGGCTCCTGGACCGCATCGTCTTCGACGACACCGTAAACCCCACCGGGGGATCCACCCTCACCTACGGGTACACCCGGCTGACCGCCCCCCGCACCGCCGCGTTCCGGGCCATCAACACCGAGTACACGCCCGCTGAGGCGACCCGGACCCGGTACACCGTCGACCTCAAGCCCCACGGCGGCGCGTTCACCGTCGACCGGGTCCTAGCGAACCTCGGCCAGGCGCAGACCAACGAAGTCACGTTCCAGATGCAGCAACTACTCACCGCCACCCAACAGAAGTGGCAGGAGGAACTCATCAACGGCGACACCGCCGTCGACGTCAACGGCTTCGACGGCCTCGACAAGTCCCTCACCGGCACCGCCACCGAGTACGACCCGCTCGCCAACGGGGTGACCGACGGCTACCTGGACTGGCGGTCATCCACCGTCACCACCCAGGCCCTGGCGATGGCCGCCCTGGACCACCTCGACGCGATGCTCGCCGAGATCGTGCCGTCCAAGACCGGCGGCGGCGACCTCGGCGCACCCGGCGCCCTCCCTCCCGGCGAGAAAGCACTGCTAGGCAACACCAAGTCCATCACCCGTATCCGGGCGCTCGCCCGGTGGGCCGGTCTGTACACCGCCGACAAGGACGACCTGGGCCGCCGGGTCGAACGCTACGGCGACTGGACCCTGATCGACCTCGGCGACGGCATGCAAGGCTCCACCCCGGTCGTGAAGGTCTACACCGCCGACGCCGACGGCGGCGGGCCTGGCGGCAACATCACCGGCCTGACCGACCTGTACGCCGTCAGTCTCGGCCTGGATGCGCTGCACGGCGCCTCCGTGGCAGGTAAGCCACTGGTGGAAACGTGGATGCCCGACTTCGCGCGGGCCGGCGCGGTCAAGACCGGCGAACTGGAGATGGGCCCAACCGCGATGGTGCTCAAGAACACCAAAGCATGCGGTGTGCTCCGCAAAGTCAAGGTGCAGTGATGGCGACCGTCACGGTCACCGCCCCCATTGCGGTTACCGGCGAGGTCGCTGGAGTGACATTCGTCGACGGCGTCGCTCAGGTAGACCCCGTCGGCGACCGCCTGGCCCTGGCCTACTTCCGCCGACACGGCGGCTACCAGGTGACCGCCAACGTGGGCTTCGCCGACGAGCCGCCCGCACCGTCGGCGGTCAAGGCCGAATGGGTCGGCTACGCGGTCAGGGTGCACGACGCCGACCCGGACGAGGCCGAGGCGATGACCAAAAACGACCTGATCGACACATACGGGCCCGAGTGAGGAGACGGCAGCGTGGCGTATGCAACCGAGGCAGAGTTGGCCGACTACCCGGTGACGGTGCCGTCCGGCGCGTCCGCCGCGCTGCTGCTCACCCGCGCCTCGCGGGACGTCGACCGGGCGCTACTTACCGCCGTCTACGACACCGATACCAACGGTGATGCGACGGACGCGGACGTGATCGCTGCCCTGCGGGATGCCACGTGTGAGCAGGTCGCCGGGATGATCGCCGCCGGGGACATCACCGGCACCGGTGCCATGCCCCCGACCGCGAGCTTCGCGATCGGGAAGGTCAGCGTGGTGCGTGGTGGGCAGGGCGCTGGCGGATCCAGCCAACAAGCGAGCAAGATCAACGGGCTGTGGCCGCAGGCATGGCAGACACTCCAGGCCGCCGGACTAACCGGGCAAGGACCGCAGGAGCCCTGGCATGGACTGGGCTGAATTCGTCGCGCAGCACATCCCCAGCCCGACAACGGTCAGCGTGCAGGCGTACGAGGGATCCGGCGCCTACGGCGACGTGCTCGCCGCCCCAGCCGATGTCACGCCGTGCGTGGTGGAGCAGTCCCGCCGCCTGGTGCGGGTGCAAACCCAGGACGCAGCCGGCACCGAGCAGGTGTCGTCCACCACCGTCTACTGCCCACCGGACACCGTCTGCCCGCCCGGATCCCGGGTCACCTGGGCTGGGCGCACGTCGCGGGTGCTGGCCCGCTCCGACCTATCCGCGCACGGCCTGGACCTGCCGGAGCACGTCGAGCTGAACCTGGAGTAGCCGATGGCCGACGACTTCCGGCTGGAATGGGACGGAGACAGGGTGCTCGCCGCACTATCCGACGCCAGCATGGACGGCCTCCTGGTCGCCGGCGAACACCTGCTCCAGGAGTCCTCAACCCTCGTGCCGCACGAGGAGGGCGACCTGGAGCG